CGTGCTTTACCGGGCAGGCGTAATGCGCTTAAGGACATAGCACTGTCCACAAAGCCACTCATTGAAGGCCGCCCCGGTGTGAACATGCGGAAGATCATGGAGGCGAACTTAAACCTTACTGACCGTACATTTTTACCAGCCAACCTTGACGAAATAGTAAATGAAACCGCTGCCGAAGCTGGTGTCCTTGGTATTAAATCAGTTGCTAGGGGTATAAAAGATTTCGAGCGAGCGTTCAGAAACAGCCTTTTTAGTGGCACATATCCTGCTGCAATCCTTAATGACGTTCGCCATAACATAGCACCTATTCTGGCTCGTACTTACCCAGACCTTACAGATGCCCAGTTAGTAGCACGGATAGCAGAACAAGCGAACATTAAATACTCCACTATCCCTGAAGCAATGAGTGCTGTCCAGAATAGATTTCTGCGAGAGTCGTTACTCCGTGTATTCTTTTCGCTTGGTGAGTCTGAAGGGTTACTTAGGCAAGGTACTCGTGCATTCAAAGGTCCGAATAAGAAGTTTTGGGCAAAGCACTGGTTAGGCACGTATCTGTTTCTAATTTCTACTGCCAACATTATTCACTTCTCTACAACAGGAGAGCCACTGCCTAAAGAGCGATATAGTCCAATATCTAAAACAAGTTGGGGTCCACTACCGTTCGGATATAACACACAGTTTGCCTCACCTGAATTACCCGGCAAATTAGGGAGAGAAGGTATTGGTGCAACTCTTGACCTTGTTGGACAAATGGACACAGTGTTCCGTGTATTGAACCCGAAACAATTTACTGAAAGCCGCTTTAGTGTTCCTATTCGTGGAGGTATAAACCAATCTTCAGGGACAGACTTTTACGGCGAGTCTATAACTGAAGTAGGTCCTGGCGGGATTGTTTCTCGTACAGCCCAACTCGCGATTGATATGTTTGCACCGATTGGGGTAGGCAAGATTGCTCAGAGGCTTGTAAGCGAAAACATTCCCGGTGCTGACAAAGTGCTTACACAAGGCGATATACAACTTAGCACGACTGGACTTGCTATTGAAGCTGGAGGTGTGAATCTACGCGCTCGCCCTCGTTCGGGAATCATCGACCGTGAATCACAGAAACGCTTCGGTAAGAACATAGACGATCTTAACCAACTTGAGCGTTACGAGATAGGACAAGACCCAGAAATAGGATCACAACTCGCACAGTTAGACAAAGAAAATTCTGAGCGTGGAAATAAAATTGCTGGTTACAGGGTGCAGAAACTAGAAGACGAGGCTATTGCTTACGAGCGTGAATACGCTGACTTGATGACCATGATAACTGCTCTTGCTAATATAGAGGAGTATAACGAAACGTGGAATATTCTTAAGACGTTTGCCGATAATATCGGTGAAGTCAAAGGGACGCTTGCCACACAACTAGAGCGCAGTCGTAAAGAAAAAGGGCTTGACGGATATGTTGGTGAGGAGCCTAAAAACGAGTTCGACCAGATGCTCAATGAGTGGTATGAACTGTTTGACTCTCATACGTCCACTGTGCTTAATCCTAGTGGTGGGCAAGCAAAGCACCGACTAAACTTTGACACTTGGGTTCCTGCTTCTGACGAGTTTATTGCGGCGTTGTCCCCAGAACTGCAAGAGCAGTTGCAACAGTGGCGTGATCGTAAACAAGAGCCAGAAGGAGTTCAAGCTATCTTAGAAGCCCGCCGACCGAATGCTGATAAGTACGGTTTGAACGAAGAAGGCGAACCTAAAGGGCCTAACAATGAACAACTCTTTAGTGAAGTTCAGCGTGTTCTTGTGGAACTTGGGTGGACAAAAGCGCAATTCCACTCTTTACGTGAAAGTAAATAGAACTCTGAAATTACTTGAAATTGCAACATAATATAGAACGCGGTACTATTGCTTTTACAACTGAATAAGGTTTCACGATAATTTTACGAGGACTTTTATGGTCACACCAAACGAGGTGAGTACCTCCTCTGAGAATGAATCCTCCCTAGAAACAACCGATTCCCTCCCTTCTGGCGACGAGTTGATTATCCCTGCAAATTGGGATGAACAGCAGTCTGAACCAGTAGCGACGGAAGAAGTTAGTGTAACTAGCGACGAAGCAATCTCCGACGATGTAGCACCTGAACCCGATGAAACCTCAGAGATAACCGAAGAGTCGGCTGTATCTGAGGTGACCCCCGACGAGACTACTACTGAAGAAGAAGCTACTCCAGAAGAATCTGGCAGGATGCGGACTCAAGAAGAATGGTCTAAACGAGAGTCATCTATCAGGCAGCGCGAGAATGAGCGCGAGACTGAAATGCAAACCCTGAGAGATCAGGTAGCGCAACTTCAGGCAACGTACTCAGATCAGGTCTTAGAAGCAGAAGTTCGTGGTTATGCACAATCACTGGAAGCCCAGTTAGTTGCAGAAGGTCACGATGAGGCGGCGGCTAATAGGCTTGCTACACAGCAAGCTAATACGGCCAAGGCTTCGTTTCAAGCTGAACAAAGGGCTAATGCTTTACAGCAGCAGCTTCAGCAAGCAAACCAGGCTGCGGAAATAACTTCTAAGAATGCTTCGGTTAACGAGATGATGCGACAGCACGGTGTTCCTGAGAACCAACGGGCATTGCTCCAAGGTTACTCAGACCCCGCTATGGTCGTAGAGGCAGCAAAGGTTCTTGGCGAAGCTGAGAGCCTACGAAAACAACAAATAGCGGCTAAACAAGCAGAGGTTCCTTCCGGTGGCGAAACTAATACTTTCGACGGTGGTGTTGGGCAGGGTGGCACGATAACAGATCAGCAATGGCTGAACACTGTTTATGCACAGGGCAATTCTAACGATCATGCTCGTGCAAATAAGGTCATGCGTTCAATGGGAGTCAACCTTGGTTAGTCGCAAGGAAAAATAAAAATGGCAACTGGACAAACTATTACTGATAGTTTGAGCGATTCACTACCTACCGTGGTAAGTGCGGCTCGAAATGTCCGTGAGTACAAGGGTGTAATGACCCAAATTGTTGACAAGCAGACGCTTGGCGCAGGTGTTGGCAATAACTGGCGAGAGATTGATCTTGCCAAACTAAATGCTTCGGCAATCACAGAGACAACTGAGGAAGACAACCCACAGGAACTCTCTGACAGTGCGATTTCTGTAACGCCTTCGATTATTTCGGTTCACACAGTCATCACTGACCGTGCTGCTCGAAACGTGTCGAAGAACGTCTTCGCTAAAGTTGGCTCACTTGGTCAGCAGGCGATTGAACGACAGAAAGACAAAGACGGTCTAACTGTTCTTGACGGTGCATCTACTTCTCTTTGTGGTGCAGGTACTACTCTTACGAGTGGTCACGTTGCAGCAGCAGCGTATCGCATTCGTGGTAACGCAACCGAACCTTGGGATGGGCCTGTTGCATTCGTGCTTCACTCATTCCAGATGAAAGACCTGTTTGACGAACTGGTAGCAGGTGTTGGAACTTACGACATCTCAACTGGCTTAACGGCTGATGTGTTCAAGAACTCATTCAACTTGCCTATTGCAAATGCACAGGCATACACGGATGACAACATCACTATTGATTCCGATGACGATGCCAAGGGTGGAGTATTTGCTTCAGGTGCAAACGGTGCGATCATCTGTGTCCAGGCTCGAATGCCTTGGGTAAAGACGGTTCGTAACGAGAAACTTGGTGGCGGTGCTACTGAAGTTCTACATCGTGACGAATATGCTTACGGAGAACGCTCTGTAGGTAACTGGCTCTACGAAATCTTGTCGGACGCAACTGCTCCTACATCGTAGGTTAGATAAACAATTAGTCCCAAACCCGCCTTATCGGTAAGGGGACGAGGTAATAAAAAATGGCTATAAACGCTCAAGGAGAGCCGGGTCGCATCCGACTTTTCTACGACTTCTACGGTGAAGATTCCGTAGCAAATACTGCTGAACTTCGATCACTTGGCCCGTTTTGTGTCGGTGGTCAGGGTAGTGCTGAAACTGACGCTGGTGTTCCAACTATTGCCGGGATTCTTTCTGGTGCTGGTCGGCTTACCACAACTAATGAAACAGACCACACAACTATGGTCGGCACTCAGGCAGCATTTGATGTTGCCCTTAGTGGAACACTTATTCTTGAAACTCGTGTTCAAATGGAAAACCTCGATACTAAAGAGGTATTCATTGGCTTTTCAGACATTGCGCCTGAAACGCTTTC